GTTCCGTTTTCTGCCTTCGGCGGCGTGTTTTCCACAGCGCCAGATTCCCTACTGCCGGGAGCTAAAACGACGCCGCGCTCTAGTAACAAGTAACTAGTAACAAGACGTTCTTGCACGTGCATGCACGTGCAAGGCACTGTATTGCACGTGCAAGGCTGTGCCATATCTGAACTAGCTGATTTTGAACGCTTTAGCTGCGATGGTGAGGGCGCTGGCGGGATCGTTCCGGCGGCCTCCCGAATGTTCGGTTTTTGGTGCTTGTGCCAGTTCAAAATTTGGATATACCGCTTACCCCCGATTTCATACCTGCGAATGAAGCCTGCTCCTGCGAGCTTTTCCAGAAGGTTTTCCACATCCTGCCAGCACACCTCATCCCATAGCGGCATGATGGTTGCCTTGATCCGTTTTGGGCGGTCTTCCAGACGCCCCATCCGGTCAGCCATCATCCATAACCCGGTGAACAGAATGTAGGCGGGCATCCCCAGTGCAACTAGGTCTTCATTGGTAACGATAGTTGGGCGGATCCATCTGCTTCGAAGCATATTCTTACCTGCCGCTTTCATGTTGGTTGAGCCATGCCGCCAGCCCCTCCACGCTATCCACGGTGCTGATAGCCAGTTGGTAGCCGAGGCGAATCTCGAGGTGTTTCTGTTCCTGCTCCGGGGATGTGGTCTCACCGGGGCGCTTCACTTCCAATAGAAAACCTGGGCGGCTGCCATGCAGGCAGGCATAGTCTGGGGTGCCCTTGGGTGCCCCCTTGATCCAGCGCCTGCCATCCACGCTCTTGAAGGTCCCGCAGTGATTGCGCCCCACCCAATAGCCGCGCAGGTGCAGCAGATCCAGGCAGGCCTTCTCCACGTCATCTTCAGACAGTTGGAGTCTGGGGGACTGCAGGCGAAACCGCTTCATCCCTTACCTCGATTCCGATACCCACCACCTCACAGATCAGGCATAGGGCTTCCCATTCACTGGCATACAGCATCAGCAGGCCGCAGACTTCCAGGTGGTCACCCCGTTGGGCCAGCATGGCCACATCGTAGTGCAGGCTCCCATTCACCAGCCGGGTGTGCTTCAGCTTCAGCTTGAAAGGCGGCATGCCTTGCCTCCCGCTTTTGCTGGATGGCTGTCATACCACAGCCGGAATGCAATCTCGGCCAGAACCTGAAATAGCCGCCGCTCCTCATCCGGCGTGATGCGGCCTTCTCGGATTGCAGCCCGTAGCTCTTCGGGGGATATCATCGGCATGCTTCCTCCATCAGCCTGTGCAGGGCATCGCGGCACCCGCCGCAGATGGATGCTCCCATCGTGGTGGGTTCCCAGGCCATACGGCTGCAGGAATACTTGTCGGTGATCTCCTGCTTGCAGAAGGTCATCTCGCACCAGAACATCTGCACATGGCGCTGTCCCCGGAAGGAGCGCAACGTCAGGTCTGCCTTCCCTGCCTTCACCTGCCGCAGCGGCTCATGCTGCTGGGCCTGTATATCCTTCCAGGCCTTCTCCATCACGCAGTCCCAGCAGGCCAGCCTGTCATTGGGGATGGGGTGGTGGCAGGTGGGGCATTTCATGGCTTTACCTCACTGGCATGTAGAATTCGAAATCCTGCACCTGTTTGGCGAGGGCATCCATGGCTTCCTTGCCATCCAGCTTGGCCAATTCAATTAGCTTGGGCAGGCCCCCAGCCACGCTTTCATCCACCTCCTCGCGGGTGGCCTTGCGGCCCTCGGTGTAGCAGACCACCTGACAGGGGTCGCCCACCTGGATCAGGAAGCGGCGGTCTGGTGCCCTGAAGAGGGAAAAGCTGTGCGTGATCCACAGCAGGGTGACTCCAGGATTTCGCAGGAGGGGACACCCTGGGGCTTCTGCTGCTTCCTCTGGCAAGTTGTCTTCCCGGCGCACCATGTGGGGCCTCGTGAGAAATGGGCAGTTGAGAATAGACCACTCGGCGCATTCCCGGTGGCAGGCAGGCTCACTGGTGGTGCGGGTAATGCCACACATGGGGCCGAGCACAAACGCCAGGAAGCTGCCAAGCTGCTGGCCGCACACCCAGCACAGCTTCTGCTGCACAGCCCTCCTCCACTTCTCGCGGTCTGCCAGCCGGAACTCAGGCTCCTCATTGACAGAGGTCACGAACCAGGGCACAGGGTAGCCGCGATACACAGGCAGGGCCTGGATGCGTTCAGGCAGTTTGGTCAGTTCAGGGCGTAGGGTTTCAGTGGGGGTCATGAATGCTCCTTCTTTCGGTGATGGGGTCCGGACAGCGAAATGCCCTGGATTGCTCCAGGGCAGGTTTTCGGTAGGGCTGGGGGGCGGGTCATGCAGCCTGCCCCTTTATGTAGCGGCCTCGATGGTCCGTAAGGCGCGGAGGGAATGGGTCGAACCGCTCCTCCAGGAGGAAGGGAATGGAAAGTGTGTAATTGTCATTGCAGCCAAGGCTGCTATCACAATTGCTAACCTCTGCCGGGGGCAGGCCCACAGGCACCTTCCCGGTGATGGTCAGCATCCCGTCATCATTCACGATGTACAGGTCCTCGAGGCCCTCCAAGATATCACGCCGCTCCTCGAATGTCTGTGGCTCATCCTTGGGGTCGTAGATCTCATTCAGCCATGCAGCCAGCTTATGCTCCTCGGGCATTTCCAGCACTGGCTGGATGGCAGTGATGTCAGCCTGTAGCTGGGTGATCTGCCGCTTCAGGCCATCCAGCTTGCCCTTCTCCTCAGCAAAGGAGCCATGGCCCTGGTCGCACCGCTGGATGATGTTTCCATAGGCCCTCTGCGCCGTGGCCAGTTCCCGCTCCAGCGCGGCCAGGGAAGTGGCGCTCTTGGGCTGGGGCAGGGAGTTGAAGTAAGCCCTCGCCTGGGACATCAGGATGGCATGATCAGTCAGCATGGCCCAGATCAGACGCCATGCCAGCAGTTCCACGGGCAGGGCTGGATAGCGCCGGATTGCCTCAGTGCAGAGGTCCTTCTTGGGTGGCTTATTGGTCGTCCAACTGCACCCATAGCTGCGGTACTTGCCACCAGTGCCAGTGCGCTTGGTGATCATGCGGTGGGTGCAGGTGCAATGCAGGTAGTTGACCAGCAGGGATTCCTTGGGCTTCGGGCCTACGTACCGCGCTGCTGTCTGCTCCAGCTTTGCCTGCACACGGTGGAACAGGTCCACAGGCACCAAGGCCGGAACAGGGATTAGAACACCGCCATCATAGTGCTCCCCAATGGCTGCGCGGTTGGTCAGGACCTGATGCACTGTCGTATGGCTCCAGGCTGCTGGGTCCTCACTATTGTGGCCCTTGCCGCGAATGCCACAGGCATTCAGCCATGCCGCGACGCCATAGGTGGAGGTCATCGCATCAGCCATCTGGAACATCTGCAGCAGGATGGGCTGTTCCACTTGATTGATGACGCGCCTGCCCTTCTCAGTGGGGTGGCGGTCATGGCCATACATGGGCACCCTGCCGGGGATGCGCTCTTCCTCCCGCATGCGCCTGTGGCCATCCCGGCCCTTCTCCACGATCTTCTCCCCTATGTACTCGGCCACACCTGCCAGCATGGTGAAGGTGAGCCTGCCCTCTGGGGAGTCGTCGTTCTTCATCTCCACGAAGTCCAGCACTGCGCCATGGCGCTTGAATTCAGCAGCCACAATGGCAGCATCCAGAAGTTTGCGGGCCAGCCTGTCAATGCCCAGGGCAAACACTGCCTGCACTGCCCCTGTCTGCACCAGTGCCCTCAGCTTCATGAAGGCAGGCCGGGATGCCTCTTTCCCTGTGTGCTCATCGATGAAGATGTGCTCAGGCCTCACTTGGTAGCCATCCTGGCGGGCCTTCTCCAGGCACTTCTCCCTCTGACTGCCTGGGCTGTAGCGGTCTCCCTGGTCGGATGTGGAGACACGGATGTAAAGCGCAGCATGCTTAGTTGCTCCTGCTGCTGCTGGCTGAGGTGTCAGTGCCCTGCCTGCCATTAGCGGCTTCCTCCCTTCTTGCCCGCGCACTTCTCACGGACTTCAGAATTCTGCGAAACAGGTCTGCTGCCCGATCCTCGTTCTGCTCGGTGGTCATCAGGTTCCTGCCCTTCAGTGGGACTGGTGGCTTCCTCGGCTTCATCCAGCAGCTTCTCCAATGCTTCCACCTTGGCCTGTGCGGTTGCCAGGGACTTCTGCAAAAGCATGCGGAGGGCAGTGTTTCTGTCCTTGGTCCGCATGTTCTCCTGGATGGTGCGCCCCTCGGCATCCCGGTAGATGGCCCACCAGCTTGTGCCCCTGATCTGCAGACTGCCCGTGCCGTAGGGCAAGCCGCTTGGGTTGCTTCGTGGGCCACCCGGAGTCTCTATGCTCTTGGCCACCTTCTGTACTTCTACTGCTATCTTCTTGCTCATCCCTAAAGGATAACATGGTTTGCATCATTGGTTGAATGGGTGTCATGGCTTCTCCTGGTCAGGGGCCTGGAAGTCCCTGCGCTCCTGAGGGGTAAGCAGTTCCGGCAGCCGCACCACCTGGAAGCCCATATGCTCCAGGCGGTGCTCCACCGTCTCCAGCAGCTTGGCAAAGCCCTTGTTGTGGTCGTGGCGCAGCACCCAGCAGAGGGCCGATACATGCCGGAACTCCTCCTCATCCTCCATCTCCACGCAGTACTGGCCCACCACATCATGCGCCCTCTGGACCTCATCCCAGGGCCGATGCTTCACCTGCTCATCCAGGGCTGTGGTCACGATCGTGTCGGTGAGTATCCGCAGTGCCCTGATCTCATCCGCCATGGCCTGCACGGCCACCTCATCCCCAGGCCAGGGATGCTCAGGGAATAGCTCATCCCAGATGGTGCGGGTCATCATGCCCCCTTCAGCCAGTTATCGGCGCACTGTGCGCAGTAAGCCTTCTCCTGCACCTCGCTGGGAAATACGTGGCTCACATGGCCACACTCCAGCGTGACTGCATCGAACATGATGCTGTCAGGTGCCCTGCTGGTCACTGCCCTGTCGAACTCACCAGCCTTCCGCTTCACCCTGACTGCCAGAATCTTCTCTTCATGCGTCATCATCATCCACCTCCTCTGATGTCCCTGAGTAGTCCAATTCCCCGATGGCCCTGTTCAGATTCTCCAGGGCATCATCCAGGGCCTGCCTTGCATCATCCGGCTTGCCAGTGAGGGCAGACGTGATATCCACCAGTGCTGCCTCTGCATGATGCTGCCACTTGCTCATCGCTTCCCCCACCAGGGCTTTGCCCCGGTCACATGGCGCAGGCTCTCCCGGTCCCGGCGATGTCTGGCCGCATCCCTGGCATCCCAGGCCACCAGCAGCACTAGAAAGACAACCACAGCTATGAGAAGTTCCACGGCACCACCTCCAGCTTCAAACCGTAACGTTTCATGAACCTCTGGCCATGTTTCTCACAGAATTTGCGGGTACCAGTGACCACCTCCCACTTGCCCTTACTCCGCCTGCGGTAGGTCAGATAGGCAATGTAGGTGATCTTCCAGCAGCCGCAGGATGCCACGCCATCCGGCTCCTGGGCCTTCCTGATTGCTCTCTTGACGATCATTCCAATTGTCCTTTCAATTGCTGGCGATCTTCTACTGACAGATACTTCCGAATCGCACGGGCGAAGCCCTCAATGGTTGCTGGGTGCTGGATCATGCGCGTGCGCCATCCAAGCTGCACGGCAACCGCATGGGCTGTCACTTCACCGCGCTCAATCTTTTCCAGCAGTTCGGTGTGGCCATCACGCTCCAGGCGGGCGCGGATGTAGGCAGACTGGTTTCCTCGTTTCAAGGTGACAATGTCACGTTGACGCTGCCCTCCATGTTGCGCCAACTGCTTGAACTCCACTGAGTGGCGGTCGCCGCCGTGTGCCAGCAGTTGCTGTGCTTCTTTCAGTTGTGTGAGGACTGGTTCAGGCTGTCCGAACTCGCCCTTGAAATATGCCTCGCGCGTGGCGTATGGCTTCTCTGGCGGATAGCGTTTCCAAATCTGCTGCGCGTCGATTTCAGCAACAACCTGGAGCCAATCTTTCGTCGTGCATTTGAGGCTCACCCAGATGCCTTGGGCATAGGACGTTGTCTGAACATTCCACTCGAATGAACCTGGGATCTTCAGGTCACGAGGCCCGAACGCGGCGGCAATCTTCGGATCGGGTGGGCTATCCCTCAGATCTAAGAATTTCGATTGCTGCGGCTTCGACATCCTTCCGTACCTTCAAATCGGTTATGCATTCTAATTCAAGATTCGGATCTACCCCCGCACGCCTTTTAACTTCTCTCCAGACGCGCGGAATGATCTGGCGATACTGTTCGGCGTTGTAAATTCCCCCCAGCCTTTTCATAGTGATGTCATGAACCTTGTTGTTAGTGTTTGTTCCGCAGGTATCTAGATCTCGCTGCACATCTGCAATGCGATCCTTGCCATTATTCTCAAGCTTCTCCGCTAACCTGTGGCTGGCTACGGCGATTTGGGCATTGGTCATTGTCAATTGCACAACCGGGAGTTCCTCTATGATCCAGCGAACAATCTGGTACTGTTCTGCCTCTCCCGTATTGCCCATAGTGTCATTAAAAGGCGCATGATCCGTTCCGACAATATTGAGCCGCTCCCTCTCCTCTCGCGGAACCTCAAATTCCCTGTCCAGTTCTCCCTCGAATTGCTTGGCATCACCACCTTCAGCGGCAATCAGCCGATCGAAATTATTTTTGGCGAGACAGTCATCGGGCGTGATCAAGCAACAGGTCCTATGGCCGTTATAGGGCGTAGCGGCCCGCATGATGCGCTGAATCCAGGAAGGAGCGGCGCGTACCGGGGACAGATCCAGCACGATGGTAATAGGTGGACAATCGAGGCCTGCTCCACCCATCTGTTTCACGATCAATATGTCACCCAAGCCCGCCTTGAATTTGGTTATTTTGTCATGCGCGTCCTTGGCTTTTGAGGTCGACTCGTCGTCGCTGGCAGAAGTGGCAATGATGACGTTGAACCGTTCGCCCCCAGGCGCTTTTTCAATAGCCTTGCGGATATCTTTTGCCCAGCGATTCACCTCGATCTCTGCGCTGCCATTCGTCTCCTGCCGATCCACATCGCAAAACACCATGGCGGTAATTGTCGGATCAATAAGCCGTCTTTCCGTCAGAAGCTGTACAAGGCGGCGAGCGGCTTCTGCTATGACGATAGGCGAGCGGCATATTGCACCCAAGTATTGTCGGGCTTGACGAGCGGACATCGTACTAATGCGCGCATCAGCCCAGTCGCCATCATCCTCGTCAGGAATGATATTGGCATCCGAAAGGTACACGTTGAATGGCAGGCGATCCACTTTGCATAATGGTGAATCCTTTTCTTCCCATGCGTCTTTGAAAGTCAACTTATAATCTACGCGCAGACGGATCTCGTATTCCTTCCCACTGAAGATTTGGATCTTCACCATATCCGGCTCTGACCCCTGACTTGCCAGCGTCCTTTTGGCTTCTGGATTAATAAGAACCTTGTCGTACTGAAATCCGACCGGAGGCCGTCCATCCTCTCGAATCTCTGTAGCCGTCATCAGAACGATCAACGCGCCCGCTTCAGCCAACTGGGCGGCTGCGCTCCCCCACTTATTGCTGTCACTGGTGAAGTGGCATTCATCAATGAAGAACACCGGAGGCTTGCCCGTCTTCACAATTAGCTTTCGCGTCAAATCGACAAAGCCATCGATGTGGTGCAGAACCAACTGTATCGTTGCGGATAGAAAGCATTCATTATTGGCAATGGGGTTGTTTTCACAATGCTCAATATTGCGGTGGGTGGCCTTACGGGACAGGTTATAAAGCTCAACGCATTTTTCCCATTTTCCCTGACTGCCTAATTGATCGCGTAGGTCAATCCCCGGACTCAGGGCGAAGGCCGTGCAAATCAGCCCGTGCTTGTGTAGCTGCACGGCGGAGACTCGCATCATGTCACTCTTGCCGTAGCGCGTCGGAATCACTATGGCCGTATAAGGCAGGCGGTCTCGGACACGGTCAAAAATCACTCTCAATCCTTCCCGTTGTCCCCTTCGTAGTCGCTCGTAATTGAAGTCAAATAGATCGGCCATAAAATTTACACCCCATGTTCCGCCCGGTGGCAGCAATCACAGAGCACCATTACATCTTCAAGATTTCGATACTCTGCGCCAACGCGGTAATAGTGCAGATGGTGGATTTGCAGATCAACGCGCCGCTTGCAACGTTCACAATGGGAGCCCCGCTCCAACCTCACAAATCGACCGAGTACCCGCCAGTAGCGGGTTTCAAGAAACTCTCGATATGGCAGCGCAGCAAGCGCCGCCTCTTGGTCTCGCGTCATCGATTCCGCCATCTGGCGAAACTCACGGCGGCTTTGCTCGTCCCGCCGCAATGCAATGGCCTCACGATATGTTTGCATTCGTTCTGGCGTCAACTCAAAGCGCTTGGGGTCCAGACCTGCTGTCTCCCGCCTGACTTTGCGCTGAGTAGCTTTGGTCATATGCCCTCCTCTGCCCCACAATCGAGACACCGATACCCGTACCAGTGCCTGTATTCCTGCCCTCCATCGGGACTGCAGACGCCAGTGGGTCCATGGCCCTCAGTGCCGATCAGGGCAGTGGAGCCACAGCGCCAGCAGCTTACTTGGTCTCCTCCGGAGCTGGCTCCTTCGGCTGGTTCCATAACTCCTCCTGGCCATCCTGTGCCACCTCGGCCTCAGCCTGCTCGATCGATGCCCACAAGGCCCAGGAGGTCTTCCGCGCAGCCTTCTGCCTCAGTTCATTGGCATGGGCAACGCCGCCGAAGTCCTGCAGAATCCGGTAATACTCTGCCTCTCCTGGTGCTTGCCCCACTGCCTGGATCAGTCTGGCCTTCAGTTCCGCGAACACCTTGCAGACCTCCGCGATGCTGGTCATCCTGCCCCATAGCGCCTTCACCGCATCGGGCACATCCTGCTCAGGCATCTTCCCTGGCGCTGTTGCCTGCTCCATCTCCTCGCTGGCATACAGGCCGCTCAATTCCTCAGGGAAGGCCTTGCGGAGGGCCAGAGCCTCGGCGCATTTCGATAACTGGCTGGCAGGCATCCTGGCCCACATGGCATTGGGCTTGCCTTCCTTGTTCAGTTGCACATATTCGGCATAGAGCGCCACGGCGTACAGGGGCTGCTTGAATCCCTTTCGCATCACGCCCACCTTGGCCGCTGCCGGGGTGTGCGCCCTGTCCAGCCAGACATCAGTCCATCGGCCTTCCGGGCCGCACCAGTAGGGGCCTTCCTGCCCCTCGTAATTCCTGGTGCGCTCTGCCATCAGGCGCAGCCCGTCGATGCCCACCTGGAAGGTCATGACCTCGCGCTTCAAGGTGGTGTCCCAGCGTTTGATGGCATGGATCTGCCTGGAGAGCGGGTCCAGGTTCTTGTGCCTGCAGACCTCCACAAACAGCTTCAGTTCCAAGTCGGTGGCACCCTTGGCCACCGTGTCCTTGATTAGCTGGATCTGTTCCCTGGTAAACTGCACAGCCGGGGCTGTGGCTGCTGTCTCCACCTTGGCCACCTGATTATCGGGCATGCTTCTCCTTCTCTCGTTTGAACAGCGGGGCATCGATGCAAGTGATGAAGTGATTGGTGCCGTCTGGGTCATAGGGGGTGAATCTGCCGGAATTATGCTTCACCATCCACAGGCCCTTGCCGCAGTTCGGCCCCCGGCAGACAGCAGGCTTGCCCACTTGTGCCAGCAGGCGCTGCATGCGCTCCCTGGCGGCTTCCAGGTCCTTGTGCAGGACCTCCAGGCTCTTGGCCACCTCATTGCCCAGGATGTCGGCAGCAGGCACCAGCCTGTCGGTCATACTGCTGCCTCTACGAGTTCGCCGGCATTTCGTAAATCAGCATGGTCGCACCAGATGCGGCGGATGCCAGCCTTGGGGACCGTGTAGAGGGCTGTCATGGCAAGGCGGGTTTCCTCATCCTTCACGTACTGATTCAGAAGACCTCTGGCCATGTTTTCCCACTGCACAGTCTTGCCGTCCTTGGTCTTCTTCCAGGTAAACTTGCCCTCACTCCACGACAAGCCTTCATGATCCTGGATGGCATCCTTGAAGATGGCTTCCAGGAAGCCGCGCTGCTTGCGGATCTCCTTTTCCTGCACCTTCAACTGCACATACTCGGTGAGCAATGCGACTTGCTCAGGGGTGGCCAGCACAAGGTCAGGGTGCTTCACGTCGGGATAGGTCTGCTTCAGCCAGCGGCCTGAATCCTCGCTGCCACCCACAGGGGGCCTCTCATCGCCCTGGATGTAGCGTTCCCACCATGCATGCACCCTGGCCAGCATATCCTGCTCTCTCTCAGCATCACGCTCAATCTCATAGATGACAGGCTCCCCGCCGATCAGGGCACAGATGTCCCAGACATTGAAATCGAGGGCAGACATGTACCACCATGCCTGCATCTGCACACGGGCCGGGATATCATCAGGCCCACCACCCCACTGGTGGCGCTGGTCATAAGCCACCACCTTGGCTTCCACGCCGCGCCTCTCATTCACGCACAGGGCATCCGGGGTGTAGATCTGCCAGGGCCGCTGGGGGTGCTGGCTGGTCTCATCGCAGTACCTCACTTCCCGGTCCGTGCAGTACTCGTATAACTTCAGCACCCCCTGCTCCAGGCACTTGCCAGTGACCATGCGGATGTTCGGCTTCCCCGGCTGAAGGCCCCCCTTCTTCCTGGCCCAGACAGCAAAGCCATCCTGTCGCTCATCCGCGCCCAGGACTGCCGCCACCTCGCTGCCGCTGACACCCAGGCAGCGGATGCTCTCGTTCAACATGGCTTCCTCCTCTTGACTGCTGGTGAGGTCTCCTCCAGCCGAAGCCAGAGGAAGACCTCATCCCTGCACTGCTGGCAGACCCACAGGCGGTCTGCAAAGCCCACCCCGTTGGCCCTGTGGCAGAGGTCGCAGAGATAGCGGCTTCTGTCCCCCTCAGCCTGTTTCTCCAGCAATGCCCGCGCTCCCATGACTCAGGCCACCCTGGTCTTCTTCTTGGCCTCAGCCTTGGGCTGCTTCTTCCTGAGCGCACCATTGGCTTCCTCCGGGTGGGGGTCCAGGTGGACGCCCATCTCGGATAGAATCTCGCCCTCAGGTACTCTCCTGGCTGTGGCCTTCTCCCGCTGCTTGCAGGCCCATTTCAGCCGCATCTTGAAGACGGCTGTGACTCGGGTATTTACCCGTGAGAAATCCGGATCGTCATTCTGGCTCATACAGGCACACTCCTCTCCCTGACGCCCTGCACTGGTTGTTAGGGGGCCATCCATCGTGCTGGTGGGTTGCACCCTGCACGCCCCCGTTGGGAAATCGAAATATATCCCCACTCACCTGCAGATGTCAAGTGCTAAATTTATTGTTATCAATCACTTGCCACCAATTGCGTGTCAAAGGCGTGGCAATTCGGTGTAAGTTAAGTGGCAGGACAGTGGCAACTCAGTGGCAACTAAGTGCCAGACTGGTGGCGAACTGGTGGGCTGCGTGGCCCTGGTGTCCGCATCGCTGCAGCACCTGCTTTCCGGGGGAGGTAGGCGTATGCATAGTACGCCTGGGAGGTCCAAAACAAAATAGGGTGTTTACGGTGTGGCCCCCTCAAATGTGCTCCCGGCACAATTGCCGTGGCGATTCACCACCATATCCGGCATATTGGAGTTAAAGGTCTTGTGCATCTGCGGAAGCCAGTTTGGGTGAAAGAAAGGGTGATGGCCAGCATATGGCACATACCGCTGTGCAAGAGGAAGAATTGGCCTGCGCCTTCAGCCAGTGCATCAGGAAATTGCGCCATGAAGCGGGCATTTCCCAGGAGCGGCTGGCCCTGGAAGCAGGCCTGGACCGCAGCCACATGGGCAGGCTGGAGGGCGGCAAAAACAGCCCCACCCTGGAGACGCTCTACAAGCTATTCCCGCCGCTGGGAATCAGCTTCACTCAGTTCGCAGCAGAGTTTGAAGGATGCCTGAGGAAGTGCCGCCGCAGGACCAGGAAGCCAGAGGCCTGACAGCACTGCCTTAGAGGATCTTGTTGACCGTGCCTTCCACTGCCCCTTGCAGCGCCGCATCGGTAATGTCCTTGCCTGCCGTCTGCACTGCAGGGTCCATGACCACTGGCGGCTGGATCTGGCCTGCCACCATGTCAGGCTGCTGGAAGCAGTTCTGTGCCCAGCGCAGGCGCGTGTTGTGCGTGGGCACGGTATTGGCTTCAAGCATGATTGAGTCGGCATACTTGAGCGATGCCACTTTGATGCGGCCACGGAATTCCGCGTCGGTCATCAGTGCGTTTGATTCACTGTAAGTCATCGTCGCATTTCTCCTTAGCTAGGTAAGAGCAATCGAAGCAGTCTTACTGGTGCCGTTGTTGTATTTGCAAAAGATGAACAGAACATTGGAGGAGGTATTGAACCCGAATGTGAGTGATCCATTCGGCAGGGTGGCCGCTCCAAGATTATCCGTAATGCCAAGCACTGCGCTGCCAACACCTGTTCCTACATTAGTTGTTCCCCGGAACATGCCCGAGCAACCCACGTCGCCAGCGACATGGAGCTTATAGGCAGGACTAACTCCTACGCCTACCGCTCCAGTGTTGAACTGAAAGGACGACGCAGTAAAGTTCATAGCCACACTAGTATTTCCGGCATCGTTGAACGTACCGAGTCCCATCGCGACCCCGTCAAAACGAATGCCAAGATTCTGATCGGCCGAGCCGTGAACCTGAAATATATTTTGCGGATTCGTCGTTCCAATCCCCACGTTGCCTGATTCGCCAATCGTCAAAGCATCGCTAACTATTTCTCCATCCTGGCCTCCCCGCTTATTGGCAATTACTACCGAGTGACCGGAACCACCGCCTGGACTCCGAGCTACTCTAATGGACGCACCCAGCCAAGTCCCGCCACCCGCCAGCGGACCGTTGAGGGAATTGCGGAACTCAATGGAAGATCCGACGCCAGCCGCATTCGCGGGATTCGTTACAGCCAATACCCGCTGGATGCCGGGTCCGTTCCTTATTGCCTCAACTCCGAAGGTGAAGCCCATATAGGCGCGTGGTCTGATGGTGCCGTCAGTGTCTTTGGTGGCAAACATGAAGCGGTTGCTGTCATCACCATCTGTCCGTGTTTGAAGCACTAAGTCCCCATAGCGGAAGTCAGCCCCAGTTCCGATGCCGTAATAGATCATTGGATTCGCATTGTTGGTGATGTAGGCTACCGGGGACACAGGAAAATCGACTTGGGAGACTTTGACTGTGCCCGCCGATGACACAACGAGCCTATAAGCCCCCGCCGTATAGTCATACAGATACAATTGCTTCGATGAGTCAGTTCCCCATGCCCATATCTGTGCCGTGCTGCCAGAAGGATTCATTAGCCGCAATTCTGGATCTACGATGCCTTGGCCGTCCGCTACGATGTTCCCTCCAGCTACATGAAGTTTTTGACTCGGATTCGGCATTCCAATTCCTACCAGCCCTGCTGATGTTACCCGCATCCGCTCAGTGATGGTGCCTGCTGAATTGTTCGTGCTTATCTGAAAGTATCCGGCGTATAGATTGTTCTCACTGCGGCCAGCCAGGAGAGCAAATGAGAATGGGCTGGGAGAACCGCCGACGCCGCCGAGGCCGAGTGAGCCACCCTTGTCCAATGCAATGGCATCAGTCGTCAGAATGTTGACTATCGGTGACTGTGAAAGTGTGCGGTTGGGGCCATAGAAGTCTGCGATACCTGCCGCCAGCGGTGTGCCCACACCAACCTGGAACTGGGAGTTCGGCGTACTGGAACCAGTCATCCCCACACCGACATAACCGCTGGGATTGACCAGCAGTCCCATCACAGCGCTTGTCTGGCTGTAAACATACCAGCAGTTGGGAACGGTGGTGCCTGCCCCGCCTGTTGCCATCTGCCAGAAGCTGGTGGGGGTCTTCAGGCTCAGAATGGAAACGCCGCCGCTGGTCCCCGTCGTCTCTATGGTGGCCACAGCGGCAGAGGCAGATACCACATGCAGCAGTGACTGGGGCAGGGCAATGCCGATCCCCACCTTGCCTGCCGAAAACAGAGTGAAGCCTGCCGCATCGATGTTAGAGGTCCAGGGAGTCTGATTGCCGCCGACTGCGGTGGAACTGATGGTCACATTCACTCTGTTGTTCGGCGCATCATCCACCACCACCAGTGACACATTGCTGCCTGGGATGAAGTTGGTTTCCCGCCGTGTGCCCACCAGGGTGCCGTTGTTAGAAATGCGGGTCTGCTGCACGATGGTGTCTGCCGCCACTGCCAGAGTGAGATCTGCTGTGAGGTCACCGCCACCTGTGAGGGTTGGCCCTGTGGTATTGATCCGCCGTGTGGTGGGCACGCCTGTTGCCTGTGCCGCCCACTTCATCTTCAGCCCTGTGGTGGTGTCCACGGTGAGCACTTGCCCATTGGTTGTTCCGACTGGCAGATTCGTTGTGGTGCTGGTGCCGCGCACTATCAGGTCACCAGGGTTAACTGTGGGGTCTACCATGCCACCAGACCCACCGCCTGCCGCTGCAATATTCACATTGATGCGGTTGTTTATGGTGTCATCAGTGACACTGATGGTGACATTCGCGCCGGGAACCAGATTCACCTCGGGGCGGGTGCCCACCACTGCCCCATCCTTGGAATAGCGGATGCGCTGCACTGTGGTGTCTGCCACGACAGTCAGAGTGCGGTCTGCAGAGAGATTACCACCGCCAGAGAGTCCTGTGCCAGCAATGATCTGCCGTGTGGCTGGCACCCCGCCTGCTGCTGTGATGTCAGCCGTGCCGATGACCACATCACCGATGCGGGTATTGACGCTGGTCACCTTGGCATTCAAGGTCACATCGGCAGTCAGTGGCCCGCCGCCAGTCATGCCAGTGCCAGCCAGCACCTGCCTGGAGGAAGGCACTGCCCCGGTGGAAGCCAGGGTGGCCCAGCGCATCCCCTTGGGCTGGCCTATGTCAGCCAGCAGAAGGGTGCCAGTGGCCCCGATGGGCAGTCTGCCCAGTGCAGCCCCCTCCCTGACAATGAGGTCACCTGTGGCCTGGGTAGGGTCTGTGACAGTGGTCGATGCCAGTGACTGAAGATCAGTCCACAGATCAGAGATGGCAGTAGACACCGTGTTCTCATGACTGGCAGTGATCACATCCCCGGTCTGCACGGTGGGCGGGATGGGTGGAGTCACCGGGAAGCCATGCGGAGTGACTTCCGGCCACAAAACGAAGCTGGAGTGCGGCGGCTCCCTGCCTGGGATGGCATTGGGGAAGCTGAATTCAGGCACCGCATAGTTGGGTGGTGCCGGGATCACGGAGGGCGGCGGCTTGAGAGACATAGTTACCTCATGACTTCAGTGGTTGGCGCAGGCTGCACCCGCACCAGTTCCCTGCCATTCTCATGCACCTGCCAGTTGCCCTTCAGGCCCTGTTGGCGAATGAAGAGCACCAGGGCACCCTGGAACTGGGCCTCGATGGTTCGCATCTGCATCCTGAGATCTGCCAGTAACTGGATGGCTGCATCATCCAGCGGGAAGAGATCTTGCGTGTTGCCGTTTTCGTTAGACATAGCCTGTGATGATTCCTCCTGAAACGTTGATAGCGTGTCCTGCGGGAACCTGCCCCGTGAAGCCTGGGCTGCCGCCCACCTGGAAGCCTGCCGCCCTGATGGTGCCAGTGGCTCCATCAATCAGGATGGCCAGCGCATGGCTGGAATTATAGAAGACCCCCTGCAGGCTGTTGGCAATACTCGGGTCGCGCACAATGCCGCCCAGCAGCACGCCTGCATTGTAGACCAGGAAGCCACGGGAGATGAAGCTGGACAGGTCCCCACCGGGGCCGCTCACCTTGACTGCCAGGGAAGAGTAGGTGGTGTCGAATGTGGAAGGGCTGGTGAAGATCTGGAAGCCAGAGGCGCTGATACTGACATCGGCATTTCTCAGAAACAGATTGCCTGCTGCATTCGTGTACATGCTGGCATTTGAATAACTGGTGCCGCCTGCACCGAATAGCTGGAACCAGCCGCCATAGGATGCACTGCCCACCTCACCCAGGTAACCCATCTGGGCGATCACTGCACTGGACCCATTGAATACACGAATGCGCCCTGGCATGTTGGCGGCACCACCGACATCGATGGAGTAGCCATTAAACTTATCGGACCCGATGGAGCCTGATGTAATCTTGATGCCTGAGATACTGCCGATCTGGCTGTCCCCAATCAAGCCGATGGTGATGGTGGCTGCATTGATGCTGCCGATCTGGGTGGACTGGATGCTCCCGGTGATCTGGCTGGCATTGATGGTTCCTATCTGGGCGGCACTGACCTGTCCCTGGATGCTAGAGGCATTCACCGTACTGATCTGGCTGGCGGTAAGCTGCCCGCTGATGCTGGATGCATTGATGGTCCCGATCTGGCCTGCTGAGATTTGCCCAGTGATCTGGCCTGCAGTGATGCTCTGGATCTGCGCGGCAACGATCAGGCCGATGATCTGGTTGGCGCTGATGGCCCCGATGTGGTAGAAGCGCATGGAGCCAGACACAGAGTCATCCAGTGCCCAGCCTGTGCCTGCCGCATTCATCTTGTAGAAGTGCCCGTCAGGGATGTAATAGAACCAGGAGTTCGGCGGGTAGTTATCGTTGGGCAGGCCACTCGGCGTGCTGTTCAGCATGGGGATGGGCTGGAGCGCGGCGGCATACTTGGCCAAGTCATCAATAATCTGGTTGCCCAGTTGGCTGGTGACGATGACGCCCTGGATGCTCACTGCATTCACACTGCCGATCTGCCCAGCCGTGATGACACCCTGGATGGTGCCCGCGCTCACGCTGCCGATCTGCGAGGCGCTCAGGGTGCCGACAATGGCCCCAGCATTCACACTTCCGATCTGGCCTGCTGAGATCTGCCCCACGATGGTGTTCGCGTTGACACTGCCGATCACACTGGCGCTCAGGCCTGGGGGCATTTTGATATTGGCATCGGTGATGCTGCCGGGGGCTGCTGTGCCTGCCTGGGGCACCGTGCTCTTCCACCTGATCCTCTGATCCATCAGCCGCAGCAGGGTCTCCAGGTCGGGCTGGGATGCACCGAACTGGGCATCGTACTGCACCTGATCCTTGCTCACCCAGGTCATGGCCAGGGAGCGGATGATGTACCAGCCATCGATGCCGAGGGCATCCTCGGTGATGCTCACCTGCATGCCCAGCTTGAGGTCATCCTTCCAGATGGTGAAGTTGCCAGACTCCACCGGATAGGCATACTTCAGCACCACGCTCTTGGCCCTCAAGCTGGCATCCCAGGATGTGGTGATCTGGTCATCCACCACTGAGTAGGCGAACTCGCCATACTTGCCGACTGACACAGGATCGGAATAGCTTGCCTCGATGAAGACACCAGACGCTGGGTCAGTGCTTCCCCTGACATAGCACCTGTTCACCGGGTTGTTGAAGTCCTGCTTGTAGCCAGACACGCGCACCGGGAAGCTGGTCACATCATCATGGCTGGTGGACAGCTTGAAGGGGGCCACCGGGGCATTTGCAGCCAGCCTGTAGTGGAGCACCGCATCGAAGTCCACATGCCACTCCGCGCCTGCCAGCGCGGCCATGTCATCTAAAACCTGGCGTGTCGTTTTGCCCCGCCAGTCGTAGGCCTGGACAGTGGGCACCACGGTGGCCACATCGGCCTGGGAGTTGATGTGCGTGCAGAAGTGGCCCACCAGCCCCTTGATGATGTCGCTGTCAGAGGCAGGCAGGGGCAGCGTGTAATTGCCCCAGCACACGGAGCGGTCCAGCCAGGATGCATGGTCATTCAGTTCGCAGTGGTAGAACAGTTCGAAGCCGAGCACATCGCTCTGCTCCATCTGCATGCTGAAGATCTGGCCTTCGAACAGCTTGGTGGTGCCATCCCTGCCATCCAGGATGGTGCAGAGGTAAAGTTCCCCGATGCCCACGGCATAAAAGTCCTGGTCATAGTGGGCATAGTCGTAGCGGGAGATGCGGTTCAGGGTCCTGCCCATGACAGTGAGGCTGGCAGTGGTGATGCGCCTGGAGGAGTCGTAGTTGATGCGGGTGTCACTCAGCCTGCAGGCTGGCGTGACATCCTCCCCATTCAGCTTGATGATGATGTTCAAGAGGTCTGCACCAATTGCCTGGACAGGTTGGCGGCAATCTGGTCACCCAGCCTGCGGGCTGCTTCCACAGTGGTCACGCCTGTGGCAGTCACATTCACATTCAGGGTGTCCAGGCCCTTCTTGGTCATGTCGGCAAAGTCCCGAGTCAATTCCCGGATGTCTTCCAGCACCACCTTGGTGTCCACGATGTAGGGCATGAAGCCTTCCACGGTGCGTTGAATGCCATGCAGTGAATCGAGTGTCGGGGTGCTCCAGTCCTTGAAGAGGTCCCGCAGGTTCTCGGTGGCCTTGGTATTGAAGCCCCAAGCCAATTCCTCGTTGATTTTGAACAGCACACCCAGGATGCCGCCATCAGCCCTCTCACCCACATACATCATCGTGTAGCGGGTATTGTGCTCCACCGCATTCATGGTGGTTTCCATCTTTGCAGCCTGGAAGTTGCTGATGACTCCACTGACTGCAGAGACCACGCCAGAGACTGCAGTCACCATGCCCATGGCACCGGACATCCCTGCACTAACAGCAGCCCCGCCACCAGAAGTCGCTGCACCCCCTGGGCCTGCTGCCGCCCTGGCCAGGGATTCTGCCCCAGGGGCCGCGCCTGACATGCCTGCCATTGCCACATTGGCCCCGCCGCCGAAAAGCCCGCCTATCTTGGAGCCGATCTGGCTCAAGGCAGCACTGACACCGCCCAGTCCCTGCCCGCCGAGCAGGCTGGCAAGGGTGGTGGAGATGAAGTCCTCGATGCCCTTCTTCAGGGGGGCCAGGAAGAGGTCGGCGGCATCCTTGGCCAGTGACTGCCACAGGCCGCTCATGATCTCCTGGAAACTGCCTTCACCCGTAATCAGCTTGCCCACCAGATCGTCGAAGGCCTGCCCCACATCCCCCTTCACGTTTTCCCCAAAGGTCTTCCATAGCTGCCGCTGGGTCACATGGGAAGTCCCTAAGTCAGTCTCCAACTGGGTCAGCCGCTTATTCTGCTCCGCGCTCAGTGCAATCCCGGAATTCTCCAGGTCAGTGAGCATCTGCGCCTCGGCTTCCTTGGCCTGCCGCACCAGGGCCGGGTTGCCGTTGTTCTCATCCGTGGACAGCGCCACTGCCGCCTGCCATCGCTCCTTGTCCTTGTCCATGATCTTCTGGAGGTCACCCACGGTCTGCAGGCCCATGTTGTGGTAGGCCTGGGTGGTGCCAGTGGCCATGTTATTGACTTCGGTGGTGGTGTCTTTCAGTTCCTGCTGCAGTTCCTCCAGCTTGGTCTTGTGGTCTCCATCGGTGCGGATGAGAACCTCGATCTGCGCCTTCAGGTCGGCCTGCTTGGCCATCAGCAGATCGTACTTGCTCATCATGTTGCCTGCAGCGGTGACCTGGGCCAGATAGGCGGCGGTCTGCTCTGCAGTCTTCTCGGCGGCGCGGGTGGATGTGACATTCAGGGCCTTGAGCGAGGTCTCAGCCTGATCCACGGAACTGCCCACCTGGGGAAGCAGGGTCTTCAGCTTCTCCAATTCCTTGTTGAAGTCCTCCACGCCTTTTTTGCTGTCTGCGACAGGCGGGATGAATTCCATAAACTTATCGATCAGGGTCTGGTGCTTGGAAGCCAGCACCATCTCTTCCACATGCAGCTTGGCCACTGTCTGGAGCAGTTGCTTATGGGTGGAATCGAGAATCGCGGACTCAGCCCACAGCAGGGCTGTCTTATCCTTCATCGCGATGAACTTATCGGTGACCTCCTTGGTCTTGCCGCCCAGGTCATCGAGAGTCTTGGTATGCGCCTCAACCTTGGGTTTGACCTCTTCATGCTTCTCCACCTGCTTGCCCAGTTCAGTGGTGACCTCCGTCACGGCAGTCTTCACCACGCCGAAGGTGGCCGCAAGTTTGCCCCACACCGAACCCAGGTTGGTGGATATGAAGTTCCAGACCTCTTCAAACTTGGCCTTGATCGGGTCCCAGAAGGGCAGCAGGTATGATGCAATGGCATCGAATATCGACAGCGCCCCCTTGATCTCTCCCCATATGACTCCCAGAGCAAACTTGATTCCGGCCCAGATACCCGACCATGCCGTCTTGACCCCATCCCAGATGGCCGAGATCACTGCCACCCAGGTGCCGAAGACAGCCTCTCCCACTGCGACGATGCCATCCCAGATGATGCCGATAGCTGCCTTGATCTCACCCCAGGTCACACCCCAGATTTGCTCTATCGCATCCCATGCCTTACTGAGCGAGGCGACTATCGGGTCCCAGTGCTCACTGATCCAGACCCCCAGCCCCACCAGGGCACCGACCACCAGCCCGATGGCAATTACCGTGGCGGCAATGGGGCCACCAATGGCAGTGAATGCTGCACTCAGCAGGACCAGTGCGCCACCCACGCCAGATATGGCTGTGATGGCAGCGCCGAAGGCCAGGGCTGCATCCTTCACCGGGGTGGGTAGCCCCTTCCACCAGTCAGCCAGCTTCTGCACCAGTTCCGCGACACTACGCAGGATGGGTGCGCCGATGTCATTCAGTTGGGTGCGGATCGAGTCCCCCACATCGCGCATGGCATCACTGGCAGTGTCCTTGAGGTTCCGCATGGAACCTTCCCAGGTCTGGCCCCAGGCTGCTGCCTTCTCACTGTTGCCCTGCATGGCATGGGTCAGCATTTCGAAGGCTTCCTTGGGGCCGACTGACCCATCCTTGATGGCCTTCTGTGCATTGGGGATGTTCGTCCCCATTTCAGTGGCCAGCATCTGCCATGCCGGGATACCCTCGCTCACCAGAGTCTTCATCACCCGCATGGGGTCTGCACCCTGGCCCAGCTTGCCCATTGCATCCGCGATGCCTGTCACCTGGGAAGCAGTCAGGCCCAATGCAGTGCCTGTCTCCACGATGGCTGTCATGGCCTCTTCGGTGTCTTCCATGCTGGTGCCCAGCATCACCATCTTCTTGGCAGACTCGGCCAATTCAGGGAAGTCGAAAGGCGACTTGCCCTCCAGGGCTTCAATGTGGCTGACAAAGGTCTCCACATCCTGCCCAGGCCCCTTGAGGTTTTCCATGGAGACCTTGAAGTGCTCCAGTTCCTGGGATGCCTCAAGCGCGGCTTCCCCAAACTTCAGCAGGCTGGCCGCGATGCCCAGCCCTGCCAGGGCACTGCCGATCTTCCCAATGCCCTCACTCATGCTGCCGAATGCGCCTTCAGTCTTTGAGGCAGCATCCGTGGTGGAGGTCTCCACATCCTTCATCCCGGTGGTCCACTGCTTGGAGTCCAGCAGCAGCCGCGCAACCATGTCGCCAAGGTCAGCCATCAGTTCCTCCTTTGTTGGTTGGCATAGATGTCGAAACGCTCAATCACATCGTCATTGGTGCCGGGTGGCCGGGAGGAGGGGGGCCGCTCCCCAGGCTGCGCCACGCGCATGGGGGCAGTCACTGCTGCCTTCTTCTGCTGCCCGTAGCGGAATTGAAAACGGGTGAGGTCATATCTGGGGGAAGTCTGGCTGCGGTTGACGCAGAAGGTAGCCCAGGTGGGCAGGGCCGCGCAGTATTCGGTGAATTCCAGCGCAGCGGAATGGCGCTGCCGCAGGGCAGTCAGTTCTTCAAGACTGAGGTCCCAGAACTGCCTGTCTGTGAGGCCAAGATCGTATCGTCCGAAAGCCCAGAGATCAAGCCAGTCCCATTCGGCTTGTCGGACGACTCCGCGTTTGGGGATTCAGTGACCTGTCTCCCGCTGATGGCTGCGGCAATCACTGGAGCCAGGGACACGAGCATGCCGGCATCGAAGTTTTCCTCCACCCAGTCCAGGGTGATGTCGGGCTGGCTCCCCTTCAGGCCGTAGTACAGCACCAGTGCCAGCTTCTCAGGGTCTCTGATGGCCTCGATGATATTCTCGGGGCCGCGCAGCACGCTGATTTTATGCTCATGCTCCAGGACCTTCAGGGCGCGGAGGGTAAACCGCAGGCGATAGGTGGTGTCGCCCATCTGGAATTCCACTGGCACCCCCGGTGTGATGTTATGCATGGGCCTACACTCCTGCTGCCTGAGTCACGGTGAACGACTTGTCACCGATGGTGATGTGTCCGGTGCGTGCAGGGGTGGGTGCCACACTGGCTGCAATGGCATAGGTCACTGTGCCGCCACCTGTGGTGGGCGTGAGCGGGGAAGTGATACTCAGCCAGGATGGGGCATCAGAGGATGCCAGCCATGGGGTGGTACTCGGTGAAGTGACCGTGATCGTGCTGGATGGGGAACCTGCTGCCGTTGCCGTGAGGTTATTGGTGGGCGTCACAGTCACTGCCGCCACCACATCGGTGGGCACACTGGAGATGCGGATGGTGGCCTGTCTGGTGCAGACTCCCTGCACTGGGTAGGTCTCGCCCAACTGCTTGACGAATCCGCGGAATTTGCGGGTGCGCTTGGCAGGGTCCGTGTTGACTAACTGGAAGCTGGTGACTGCCCTGTTCTGAAACAGGTTCTCCAGGCCATAGGCAGAGAACAGGCTATGCGTGGGGTCACTCGGGTTGAAGAAGCAGGGGAATGACAAGTCACCATCATCGATCAAGGTCGGCATGAAGGTCTTATGCGGCTGGCCCGTGCTGTGGCTGGTGGTCTCCACTTCAGCCACATTGGTGTTCGGGCCAGTGATGTCACCGACGCCTGCGATGGTGACATAGGTCTCTGGGGTGGCCACACTCAGCACCTGGATGAGAGTACCGAAAGCGGCAATTGCCGGATCAGTGCTGGGTGTCGCGGGAACGATGGAAGCAGGGATGCTCATAGCGATGGACTCCGAAGTTGGTTGCGTGGGTTGAGAGTTACAGCACTGGAGAGATCCAGCACCGTGAAGAGAATTCTGAACATGACGATCACCTGGGTGACTTCAGGGACAGACTCATAGGAGGAAGTCTGGGCACGGTAGAAGATCCCGCCGATGCGGAGGCCCAGGTAGTCTCCGCGCAGCCCATCCAACTGATGGCGCAGTTCATCGGCAATGCCCAGTGCCCTGGACTGGCTGGGGTCGAAGATAGACACCTGATACTCCCGGTCCAGCACCTCCAGCGGGGCCGTCTGTGAGTGCAGTGGGGAAGGCCCCACCTGGAAGAAGACGATGTAGGGGGTCTTCATCTGCTCGGCAGGCTTCTGCGGTGCTCTCAGCAGGAAGACCCTGCTGCTGGCCACGTCGGTGGCAATCAGAAGCTGGCGCAGCACATCCTCGATGATGGGTGTCATGTGCCCTCGGTAGGGTGCCATGCATTGGCAGCAGCCACATCGGCTATCAGCTTCTCCAGGTCCCCGGCCATCATGTTCGCGGCCAGTGGCCTGACTGCCAGGATGGAAGGGCGCATGAAGGGGTGGGGCGATGCCCTCACTGTCCCGTATTCCACCCAGGGGGCATAGGGCACATCATGCACGCCGACCACAGCCCCGGCCCTGGTCTTGGAGGGGGCTGCAAAGATGCCTGCCTTCAGTGTCCCTGTCACTACAGGCACCATGTCTCTCATCTCATCGGCAATCGTGTTGCAGGGCTTCATCACGATATCCTTCAGCCGCTCCCCGAAGGCGCTGGCCTCGGTGCCCTCCAGGGTCTTGGCAATGGCCTTGATGGTCTTGATCAGTTGCGGCACGCCCTCCATCTTCATGGCCTTGCCGCTGGTGGCGATCTTCATGGGTGCACCGTGAGAATGACTTGGTTCCAGGCCTGCCCATCCACCAGGGTGGCCTTGATGGTGGCGTTCACTGCCTGGGCAATGGTGGCTGGCGCAGTGTAGAGGCCTGAGGCATCCAGGGTGCCTGGGCCTGCTGTCAGTGCCCAGGTGAAGGCCGCAGAGGCCACCGGGGTGCCATCCGGGTTAGTGGCTGCTGCGGTGAACTGCTGGGTGCCTGCTGGCCCCAGGCTCACGCTGGCCGGGGTCACCAGGACCTGGGTGCCCTTGGTGAAGAATTGGAGGGTGTAGGTGTCCCCATCCATCTCCGTGGCCGACAGGCTCTCCGTGATGCCTGCCCCTGACTGCGATGCCGAGCAACTGCAACTGGGCAGGGAGTGAGTGGCCATGTAGGCCTCAATGGCATCGAAGATGGCCTGGACCTGCGGATCGACTATTTCTCTGGCTCCTGGCGTGAGTGACATGGGTGTGGCTCCTATGTGAACGTGCCCTTGGCGAATGCTCCCGGCTGGTAGATGGCCAGGGCCAGCCGCTCCTCGGCGCGGATGGCTATCATGTCCTTGATGAAGTCGTCCTGGTCCTGGGTGGCCACCTCCAGCGCGGCTTCCTCCCTGTCGAAGATCTGGCTGTAGGGGGAGAACTGGCCCACCAGATAGTTCTTGGTGGTCATGTATTTTGAAACGATGACGGGCACGCCCCACAGGTTGAGCGGGAGTGTGAGCAGGGGAGTGATGCTGGCCAGGATGGCTCCCCAGTCTGCAGGATTGACCACGATGCCAGTAGCCAGATAGCCCCTTCCATAGACGGCGGCAAGGCCAGCCGCCACGCCAGCCAGCAGGCCTGCTGCAGCAGGAGTCACTGCGATGGCGACAGCCATGAAGCCCTGGAGATTGGGGGCCACTCCATTGCCATTCAGTAACTGGTTCTCCTCGGCATCGGCCAGCCCATACAGCAGGCGGCTATTGATCCAGCTTTGCAGCATGGTGAAGTCATCCCAGTACTGCTTGGGCAGTTTCATGTAAGCCGGGATGGTGACCGCAGCCTGCTGCACGATCTCATAGGTGAGGTCGGCTGCGCCCTTCACTGCGCCAGGGTCCTTGGGCAGGATGGTGGAAGAAGTGAAGCTGGTCTCCCTGGCATACAGAATGCCGCTGCCACTGATGCTGCTGGCCGGAATGAGTGAGCGCAGCCGCAGCGGCAATACAGGACCCTGTACAACGCGCTCCAGGGTCTCGGCAGTGGATGGGTAGACCAGGATCGGGCTTACCGCCTTGCGCTCCAGATTGATCTCCACACGGCGGTGCTCAGGGTGCTCCAGCAGTGCCCCGGTAATCTGCTCTCCAGGCGTCTTCATTTATTGGACCTCCTCACAGTTCAGTTGCAGTTGGATGTGCCGCTTTGCGATGTCCAGGATGCCCTGGATGCGGTAGGTGACTGTCTGGTGCTGGACCCTCCAGCGGGCATCGATGTCAGTGCGGTAGCGGATCACGATGGGCACCATGACTGTCATCACAGTGCGGCCTGCGGTGTTCATCTCCTGGCCGAACTGGGGATTGATGCCAGCCCACACATCGGTGACCGCTTCCCAGTCAGTGATCTCATCTTCAAACTGGTTGTAGATCGGCCTCAGCAGAGTGATTCTCTTATCCAGGAAGCCTGCATCGATCTCAGGGGCGGCTGGCATCAGGTGTAGGTCGGGTAGTCTCTCTCCAATGACAGAAGGGCACAGTAAGCCAGGGGCAGTTCGGCATACTTGCCATCGGCCACCGTCTCGCGGTTCCTGTACCAGTGAGAGATGAGCACCAGCATGGCCTGCTTGATGTTCTCTCCCACTTGGTCATCGATCTGGTAGCGCAGATAGTTCTCGGTGTGCAGCCTTGCCGCCATCTCTAGCTGCTTGAGGTAATCATCTTCCACCGTCTGGTCCTGCTCGATGTGACAGTGAGTCTTGATCCAGAGCAGAGTCACCACTGGTGGGCGGCTGGCAGCAGATGGGGAAGGAGTCACTGGAGGGGGCGGGACACTGCCCCCTCCCATGATGCCTGAGCGTCCCTCCCCCAGGACGGTGCCCAGGTCTCTCACAAAATTATCCTGGTCTTCCAGTGCTGCTGGTGGCCCGCCCTGGTCAGCTAGCTGCTGCGTGGGGATGCGGACATGCGGAAGGATGGGTGGAAGGTCGCTCATGGCAGCAGCAGTGAGAGCACCCAGCAGGCAAGGCCTGCCGCCAGCAGGTTCACCCTGGAGGTCTGCACCCCCAGGGCAGACAGCACGAACAGCAGGAAGGCCAGGATGAGAAGCAGGGAACGCACAGTCACCATCAGACAGGCTCCTCCTCCTCAGGCTCAGGCTCCTCAGGCTCGGCGGCCTTGGTCTTCTGGTCGGCCTTGGTCTCCTTGGTCTCCGTGGGGGCAGGCGGCTTGCGCTCCTTGGCGAAGCCATCCTGCACCAGCGCGGCACCGATGAGGTCAGTCACCACCAGCACCTCACCGACACGGTGCAACTTGCCATCCCTGGTGGTGTGCTCCTTGATGAATTGAATGGTCACTTCTTGTTGCCTCCTTTGGCCAGCCCGCCATTGGTTTCTTCCATGATTGTCGGGAGCGCGGTATTCAATGGCCCCTTGGCATAGGCCTTAGGCACAAAGACTGCAAAGGCGATGCGCTCCTCGGCGCGGATCGTGATCAGGTTCCTGATGAAGTCGTCCTCGTTCTGGAAGGCCATTTCCACGTTGACCGACTCCCTGTCGAACAAAGCACTGGTGCCAGGGAAGGCCCCGCAGAGATAGTCATTGGCAGGCATCACTGGCGTGGTGTAGACAGGCAGGCCCCAGAGGCGCTGTGTGCCCTCGGCATAAGGCACCCCAGGCATCAGATACTGGCCGTAGGTGGTCTTCAGGCCCTCGATGCGGGACCATGTGGTCGGATTCAGCACATAGGCCGTGGGGAAATAGAACTGGTTCTCGATGTAAGTCTGGGCCTGATTCAACTGATCGAGAGCAGTGTCACTGGCAGGCTGCGCCGGGGCTACCGGGTAGTAGACTGTGGCCGCAGTGGCCTGCGGCATGATGCCCCACAGGTGGCCTGCAGCATTATTGCCATTCAGGATTTCGGCATCCTCCTTGAGCAGGACGAATTGTGAGAGGCGTTGATTAATGGTGCTGATGATGAAGTTGACATCAGCAGCCATCTGCCGGGAGACCTTGACGTAATGCGCGATGGTTCGCACCACGGCGGTATGATCCGTGTAGACCACACTGCTGGTGGCCTTCACATCGCCTTCAAGCACCTGATAGTCTGCCCCATTGGTCCAGACCTCGGTCACGTACTCAATCGCATTGGTGCCATCGATGGGGATGACATCCACCAGTTGGCGCATGGTGGGCTGCACATACTGCTGACTGATCAGGCCCACCCTGCGCGGGAAGATTGGGTAGGCTCCCACGGGAGGAGTGATGGTGGTGACTCCACCCTCGATGATGGGAGTCACTGCCTTGCGGCTGAGATCCACGATGCGGGTCTTGGAAAAGCTGGTCTGGATCTGGAACCTGCCAGAGAACTGGGCATTCTTCCAGGCATCGGCTTCAATGAACCGCTGCCCCAGTGACTTCACCACCTGCAGGCCCTCATCGCCGCCGCCGGGGGGCCTGGAGATACGCTCCCCCAAGGCCTTCAGCTTGCCGCTCTGCTCTTCAATCTGCTTGGCCTGGGCATCGATCTGCTTCTGCTGGCCTGCAATCACCTTGTCGGTGACTTCATTCAGCCGCTCCTCGGCCTTGGCCACCTTGGCCCTGCATTCGGTGTCGGCATAGCCCTTCTTGGCCACCTGCTCCACACCTTCATCAATGCCCTTCTTTACTTCTGCGCGGATTTCCCGCACCAGTTCCAGGTCTGCTGGATCTACTAGATTTGCCATCGTCTGTTTACTCCAAGGGTGCCTGGGCCATTGCAGCCCTGAGCACCCGATTGTGCCGAGTCCCGGCGTTGGCGTCATCAGGCATCCCGCATGAAGACTGGTTGCAGGCTGAGAAGGCATTCAGAATGCGCTTGGCATCAGCCCGTGAGAAACACTCAACCTCCCGCAGGTGCTTCTCGAAATCCCGCCACGTTTTCACGGATTGAACAAAGGCCTTCGGCTGTGCGGGGAAAGGTGTGATGGACACCTCATAGAGATCGATCTCTTTCAGGGTCCGGATATTACCATCCATATCCCAGTCCTTGGGCGTGAAGCCGATGCTCATACCGACGCGGTAGTCCAACTGCGCGGCCTTCTGCAGCAGGGCATAGGCATTGTTGCCGATGGTATTGGCAAGGGCCAATTCTCCAACCATGGCAAGGCCCTTGCCATCCTCCGAGAGTGAGGTGGAGAATCCCACCCAGTCTTCATGGTTGAAGAAGATCGGCACCTTGCCGCGCTTGTCCTTGATGGACTGGGCAAAGGCCCCCGGCTGAATCTGGTCGTTCTGCAGGTCCAGGTTGTAGGTGGAAGCATAGCCAGAAAAGCGGCCTGCATCCCCACCCTCGGCCTTCACCTGCATCGTGGCTTTGCATGCGTACATGTGACTTACTCCTTTGCTGGCGGGATGGCTGGCATGGGTTCGCCTGCATCCCCTGCTGGCACCATGTTCAGCGGTGACAGGTAAGTGTCACCACCCTCGATCCGGTTCTGGTTCTCCAGTTCCCTGATGTCATTGGCAGACATCCAGCCCCACTGTCTGGCTGTCGCATAGCTCTTGTAGCGGCTGGCAATGTCGCTTCTCTCAAAGCTGTTGAGGTTCATGCGGTACACATAGGGGGCACTGAGCAGGGCCTTATTGATGGACTGCTCCAGGCTCACCACATAGGGATTGATGGTGTATCTGACGAACTCAATACTCTGTTGCTCCACGCTGGCATAGGTGGGCTGCTGGCTGGCTCCTATCAGGTGAGGCGGCACGCCGAAGATCCTGGCAATCTGCTCCACGCCGAACTTCTTCTCCTCGATGTAATTCAACTGCGCCAGCGGGATGGACAGCGGCGTGTACTTCATGCCGTCTTCCAGGATGGCCACCCTGGCTGCATTCATCGGCCCTGAGTGGACTGCCTGCCAGTCTGCCCGGATGCGGTCCACCTGCTCCTTCTTCAATTCATGCGGGAATTCCAGCACGCCTCCAGGCTGGCCCCCGTTCTGGTAGATCGAATAGGCATAGGCAGTGGTGGCGGCTTCGAAGTCAAAGGTGGTGCGGTGGTAGTCCAGCACAGGCAGGCCGATGTAGCCATCCAAACTGAAGAGCCGGAAGTGGATGATGTCACTGGCAGTGAACTGGTGGGCCTTGCCCTGCAGATCACTGTAGTAATAGCCCAGGGTGCCATCACTCAGCAGCATGATCTGCACCCTGGATGGGTTCAGCGGCCAGAGGCCGACCACCTCGCCGTCGATGCGGTCAATCCAGGTGAAGGCATTGCCTGCCAAGAGCAGGCTCATCATGCTGGGCTGCAGCCACTGGCTGGCAGTCATCATGTTGTTGGGGGACTGGGTCAGGGTGCCATAGAGAGGGTTGCTGAAGGCCTTCACTTTGCCGAAGTCGGTCTCCTCATAGACCGCCGCAGTCAGGGATGCAATGGAATTGGCAATCAGGCGGCAGCAGGCCCAGACGGCAGCGCTCTGCAGAGCCAGATTCACCGCAGGGTTCTGCCCCACAATGCCAGGGAGGGTATTGATGGGGGCACCCACACCAACGGCGCGGGTATTCATGCGCGACACCATGCCGCCGAAGCCCACGGATACTGCCTTCCAGGCCCTGGCCAGCATGCTCTTCAGATGGTCCATATCCCCCTCGTTTCGTAGGCATGGGGGCCTGCACTCTTCAGGCTCCTGTGCAGGCACATCAGCAGGCAGACCACGCCGTCGATCTTCTTCTCTGGGCTGTCCTTGGTGGGTGACATCAGGTCCCCGGAACGCTTCACCTTCACGTTGGAGAACATCCAGGCCAGCATGGGGTCGCCGTCATGGCGGATCTTGCGGTTCAGCACCAGTCCCTCGAGTTCGATCATGGCAGGGTGCATGTTGGGAGCAATCTGGCGGATATCCACTGGCTTCTTGATTCCTGCCTTGGCCATGTCATTCACCAGGGGGCCAGCATCGTAGGGGTCCAGGCAGATCTCCCGCACCCGGAACCTCTGGCAGAGGTCCCCCAGTGCAGAGATGATGTAATCGAAGTCGGTCACCGTGCCTGCCGTGGCAGTGAGCCTGCCCATGGATTCCCAGGCCTGATAGTGGGCATTCTCGGCGCGGTTGACCGTGTCCTCTGGCAGGAAGTATCTGCCGAAGACCACCCAGGAGTCCCGCTTCCCCTCAGGCGGGAAGCAGGTCACCAGGGCTGCTACGTCGCTCCTCAGCGCGAGGTCAATCCCGATGTAGCAGGGCTGGCCTGCGAAATCCTCGATGTCCAGGGTGGCATCGCCGCATCTGTCCCAGGCCCCGGCAGGGAGCCATGCCATGGCAGCATTGACCCAGATATCCAAGTGCTTCGTATAGAAGGCCACCTGCTCACTGGGCATCTGCATGGCCCGCTTGGCATCGGCCCTCAGGCCTTCAGGGTGGACACTGACCCCATAGTTCGGGTTGGCCTTCTTCCAGGTCTGCTCTTCAAAGGGGTCATCACCATCATCCCTGGTGTAGATGATGCCGAAGTAGGAGTCATCCTCTACCCGTTTCTGCAGGATGTCGCACACATGGCTCCTCTGGTCATAGCAGACCGAGGAGCGGTCCAGGCCAGCCGTGGTGATGGCCCAGATGAGCGGCTGAATCCTGGAGCCAGTGGCAGTTGCCAGCACATCCCACAGGCCCCTGGTGGAGTGGGCATGCAATTCATCGATGAGCGCCGCATGCAGGTTCAGCCCATCCAGGTTGCTATACTCGGCGCACATGGCCTCAAAATGGCTGGCTGTGTTGACCTGAACGATGGAGTGGGCCAGCACCTCCACGCCGAACTTCTGGCGGAATCCAGCCTCGCGGCGGGCCATCAGTTGGGCATCGGTGAACACCAGCTTGGCCTGATGCAGGGTGCTGGCGGCACTGACGATGTGGGCACCCTGCTCCCCATCACAGGCCAGCAGGTACAGCCCGATGGCAGAGGTCAGGGTGCTCTTGGCATTCTTGCGCGGCACCTCGATGTAGACCACACGGAAGCGCCGCTGGCTGGTGGCTGAGGCCATCCAGCCGAAGACCACCATGACGATGAAGGACTGCCATGGCTCCAGGGCCAGCCTGTGCTGTTCCTTGGCCCAGATGCCCCTGATGTGCGGGAAGTGCTGGATGATGTCACAGACCCTGTTGGCCTGCTCGGCGTCGAAGTAGAAGGGTGCCCCCTCCCTGCCCTGCCACCGCTCCAGGTCATCCAGGTGCCGCTGGCAGGCCATCCTGACCCACTGGCAGGCAAGCTGCCTGCCCTCCACCACTGCCTGGGCATACTCGAGGCCACGCATCACATGGTAGGGTGTGCGGGTGGCCGTGGGCATTGCTCTCAGTTCAGTTGCGCTGCCCTCCAGGCATGCTGCACCATGCTGCGGAGATCCGGGTACCTGGGAGTCCAGCCCAGGTCGGCCATGATCCTGGTGGGGCTGGCAATCAGGCTGGCAGGATCTCCAGGGCGTCTCTCCCCAAAGGCCCAGGGAACCTTCAGGCCTGTGACCTCCTCCACCATGGCGATCACCTCCAGGATGCTGTGGCCCTCCCCGGTGCCCACGTTGTAGCACCTCTGGCAGGCCTGCCCCTGCAGGTGCTCCAGGGCCAGCAGGTGGGCCTGGGCCAAATCCTCCACATGCACGAAGTCCCTCACGCAGGTGCCATCTGCAGTGTCGTAATCCTTGCCGTAGACAGTCACCTGCCTGCTGGTGATGGCGGCATGCAGCAGGCAGGGAATGAGGTGGGTCTCAGGGCAGTGCTTCTCGCCTAGCGAACCATCCTCGCTAGCCCCGGCAGCATTGAAGTAGCGCAGGCACAGGCTGCTGAGGCCGAACACTTCTCCAAACCAGTGCAGCATTTCTTCCGTCATGGCCTTGCTTGCCCCATAGGGATTGCAGGGCCTGATGGGGTCGGATTCCAGGATGGGCGATGCCGGCGAATTTCCGTAGACTGCTGCCGAGGAAGAGAACACGATCCTGGTCACCCCTGCTGCCACCATGGCATGCAGCAGGCTCAGGGAGCCTGTCACGTTGGTGGAGAAATACTCCACGGGGTTGCGCATGGATTCAGCCACGGAGGTGAGTGCAGCAAAGTGCAGCACACTAGTGCAGCGGCTGTCAGTCATCAGGTCTGCCAGTTCCGGCGTGTCGAACAGGCTCAGGTCCACCAGGGTGGCTTCCTGGGGGATGCTCTCAGGGTGCCCCTGGGTCAGGTTGTCTACCACGGTGACCTCATAGCCCTGGCCCACCAGCAGCTTCACGGTGTGGCTCCCGATGTAGCCTGCACCCCCGATGACCAGCACGGATTGCTTCACACCGCCACATCATCCCAGGCCCCGCACTTCTCCCCCGCCTCGCCCATGGCAATCCGGGTGCGGCTGGCAGGAGAGAAGCCCATTTCAGACCCGGCACGCAGCATCATGAAGGCCTGCTTGTTGACGATGGGCAACCAGGGGGACTGCACAGGCACATCGCTGTTTTTCGGCTTCACCAGCATGCCAAACTTGCGGACATTCTCCACGGCCTTGCGGTGCAGCACATGGGCTTCACACCAGACCTCAAGGACACCGCTGTCGATCCTCTTCAACAGGCCCTTGGGGCAATTGTCGATGTAGTAATGCCAGACCTCCCTGAGCTCGTCATCGTAGTGGGCAGGCGGCTCCTTCAGATCACCGACTGGCTTCGGCTCCCTGGTGTTCAGGGGTCTTCCACCAGGGTTGCCATTCAGGATTTTCAGGTGCGTCGGTTTGGGTGGTCTTCCCGTGATCATTCAGGCTCCAATCTCTGCCAGCCACTGCTTCAGGCTCTCAGCCTTCACTGGCTTGATCTGCTTCAGGCCCAGGGCGAACTCACTGGGATTCACTGGGGGCAAGTCTGGCTTCAGCTTCAAGGGCGTGGTGAAGCTCTTCCACTCGTTGGTGATCTTGTGCTGGGGCCGCTTGAACCTGCGCTCCACCCTGGCCACCCCAGGCCAGAGGCGCTCCAGGCTCCTGGCCATCTTGAGCCTGCCATCACCTTGGTAGAGGCCCGTGTTCCCCCCCTTCAGCCGCATGGTTTGCACCTTGTGCTGCAGGAAGCTGTTGAAGGCCACCGTGCACCAGCCCCCGCTCAATACCTGCAGGCAGAGATCCGTGTCATCATTCAGGAAGCTACGCCAGCGGTAGCCGATGGCAGTGTTCACCAGGGTGCAGGAGTAAACATGCACATTGACGCGGAATGGTGGAATCGCAATGCCATTGGCCGCGAACATCTCGTAGTTGGGGCCAGCCAGGGCCACATTCTCGTAGCGGTCCACGAAGGCTTCCATGCACCGCAGGGCCAGATCGGAATTGCAGGGAATGCGCCTGCCATGCTGCCTGCGCTTGATCTCGCGGATATTGTCATCGAGAATCCAGAACCGCTGGGCACCCTTGGCCAGGGCATCATCGAAGCACCAGTTCCTGGCATAGATCAGGCCTCTGTCGGACTGAGGCAGCACCCGGATGTGCTCCCTGCCGTACTTGGCATAGTGCTCCACCTGCCCGCGCTCCACGACGAGCTCAAAGGGGGTCTGGTCCTTGAGCAGGAACTTCACCGTGAGGCAATTCTCGTAGCGGTGCTTGCTCACCACGTAGATGGGCACAGGGCGCATCAAGCCTCAGCCTTCTTTGCCTCCGCCAATTCCTTCTCAAAGCGCAGGGAACTGAGGTCTTCCCGTTCCCTGGCAGGCCACCAGCAGGCCCACATCCTGGCTTCCTTCTGGCTGAAGTAGATAAGGCCTGCCTGCTCGGCAAACTTCTGCCTGTCTTCCTCGCTGCGGAAGCTGACCACGATCTTCCAGGGGATGAAGCCATTGGCATAGTCAGGCATGCCTGCATCAGCCCAGGCTGCTGCCGCGTTCTGGTCGGCAATCTCCTGTTCAGTCCTGGTCACGAAGACCAAGTTGGTGAGCATCATCTCGTCATAGCCAGTGCCCAGCAGCCCCGTGGGGTCCAGATCCTTGACTTCCTTGAGCAGTTCAGTGAACAGCCTGTCGTCCACCTCGGCCAGATGCCCGATCTCGTTGTCCCCGGCCAGCAGCTTCAGGGCCTGGGGGCTGTCGGCAGGCACCATCAGGCGGAACACAGTCACTTGGTCGCGCTGCATCCTGCCCAGGGCCTTGCAGACCCCATGCCCAGCCAGGATGGTGTAATCCTCGGCCACCACGATGTTGCGGTAGACCCCATGCTCCTCGATACTCCTGATGATGTGGGCTAGCTGGTCCTCAGGGTGCTGCCTGTAGTTCCTGGGGTGCTCCCGGAGCCTGCTGAGGGCTACAGTCTCCAGGGGGATGGCGGACTGCCGCCCAGGGGCTTCCGATTCAACCTGGGGCTTCCCTGCGCCATTGCGGGGCATTCTAGGAGACCTCCATCATGCCCAACCACCCCCTGAAATCGTTTCGCATGCCGAAAAATGAACGCGCGTACGCCTTGCGGCATGAACGCTGGATGTTTTCGAACCCCCCATGGGTGGATGGCTGGGTGGTGAGGTGCGGCAGTCTGGATGTGACCGCCGCACCGGACCTGACGGATGCACGCAGTTGCACCGGATCAGGATGCTGAACAGAAGCCAGCAGCAGCCAGCCTGCAGTGCCTGCTGCCTGCCCCCTGGGGTGGGGGGGTAGGGCAGGGGGGTGGGGTGGGGGGTGCCTTTGAATTTCGCCTTCAGGCATTGGCTCCACCGCCATGCAGTTCGCGATGAGTCTTGATGCCATGACAATGGACACATAAGCCTTGCCAGTTATGCTGTGACCAGAACAGCATCGGGATGCCACGGTGCGGGGTGATGTGGTCGAGCACTGTAGCAGGCTCAGTCCTGCACATGGCGCACATTGGATGACGCAGCAGGAAGCTGAGGCGATTGCGCCTGAACCTTGCATTGTTGCCCAGATCAGGTGGCCTCTGCTGGGTACTGTGGGCATGGGTGGCACAGAACCCCCGATGCACTGCATAGTTCGGGCATCGCGGATAGTGGCACTCCTGGTAGGCGGCTTCCGGCATAGGTCAGGCATGATTTCGTCTGGCAGCGTTGATCGGCCCAGAGTACATCAGTTGGGCACAGTGCGGGCAAGATACCTCTGAGGCCTCTTCAGTGCAGCGTAGGGCCTGTACGAGCCGCGTATGGCTACGTGTGAGGTCGACACCACACAGTGTCCACTGGTGGTTGGTCTCCTGGTGCTGCGACCAGCCCCTCACCGCTGGCGCACCCCGGTACAGGTGAAGTTGCTCACTCAATACAGGCACCTCGGGTGGTGTTCAATGACTCTTGATGCTGAGGCATCCAGCCTGAGCCACCGGGTGAACCTCACGCCCATGGTGGTGCTGGTGGTAGGCTCTCCGATGCGCTGGGCAGTGGTGGCTGCACTGGTTGCCAGGGCTACACTGCGAACCTTGCCCACAGTCTCCCTGGGTGTGGCAGCACCCTGCTGCACCATTGCGCCAGCCAGACTGCCAGGGATGTAGCGGATGTGGTCGCCGCTGCTCGTGGTGATGGAGACCTTGGGGTGGTAGGTGTGGCTCATGCGTAGGGATCACCTTCCCATTGCTCGATGGGCAGGCAGTCACATTCAAACACATGCATGCCGTGAATCCTGCACCAGAACTCGCCGCATGCACAGGGAACCCAGGCAGGGCTGGCAGTGGTGGAGGTGGAGGGCACCCCCCCCTCTTTTTTTGGGCTGTC